CATGTATCTATTAATTTATCTCGTGTTATTATAGGATGTGGTTGTACATAGTAGGAGTTGGAGCAATTCTTTACACTGTCCCATATTGTTGTTTAATCACGGTATTTAAAGAACGAATAAGAAGAGGGTGTTCACCTAGAGGTTCATCAATGTACTTAAGGGATATGGACTAAAACTATACATATGGCACCCCTGGGGGTTAAGAAACTGTGTTACGATGCTCATCTGCCTACTCGTGGTTCTGATGGTGCTGTGGGATATGATCTATATAGCTCCGAAGATGCGACTGTACCGTGTCAGGCAGGGCGAGCTCTAGTGAGTACTGGTATCGCACTGTCCATTCCAGATGGTCTATACGGCCGTGTAGCTCCTCGCTCTGGCCTCGCCGTGAAGCACTGTATCAACGTAGGCGCGGGTGTGATCGATCCTGATTATACCGGTGAAGTCAAGGTCGTCCTATTCAACCATGGTACGGAAGACTTTGAAATCAAGAAGGGTGATCGTATCGCTCAACTTGTTTTGGAGAGGTGTGAGACACCTATGATTAAGGAAATTGGTCTTCTCGAGGAGACGCTCAGGGGTGACGGTGGTTTTGGGTCTACAGGTCATTGAATTCGTCTTTACAAAACCACAAATCTTCGGGTGTAGGCATGAATAACATACCGTGACGCATGGTCATGTACAATTTAGCTTTGTTCAGATCAGGGTAAGTCCATAGAATCCAACGTTCCCAGTATTCGGCCCGGAAGAAGTCTTCCCAATCCTCTTTCGTACTTTTATCGATTCTCATCATTTCCCGATGAATCTCACCCAGATCCGTTTCTATTCGCAGCTTCTTAGGAATGATAGCACCTTTTCTAAGAAGATGTGCACGCATAAGCCTCGGATCTCCGTGATCGATGTAATGCTGGGTACCTCTCTCACCGAAATCGATGGCTCTTTTATTGGGTAACGTCACCCTGAGTTTGTGTGTTACAGAAGGGCTTGGTTGTAATACGACGTGCATATTACTTTCGGTTTTCAAAAAAAATCCATGCAAATCACCCCAATTGGAACTATAATGAGTATTACGACGGCAAGTGTGAAAATCATCTTATATAAAGGTTTAGATGTTTTTATGATAAATGGCTCTTGGCAAGAAAAACGACGACACGACTACAAGACTCACTCCACATGAGCGTGACGCCATGTACGCGAAAATGAAACAGGTTGCTATCGAAAAGGCACTTCAAGGTGAAAAAGTTCGATACAAGTCTACGTCTAGCCCGGAACGATTCAAGGCTTTTCTTGAACATCGACTTGCAATTTGGGATGAACTAAAGGATAAAACTTTTCATGGGAAACGTATGTATAACAAGACTAAGGAAATCCTAACAAACTTTGAATCGAGCGCTAATTAAACGAGCTTCGTCCCATCGACCAGATTGTTGAATTAAGAGTCGCGTATTCGGTTTCATCCTGGAAAGAGAAAACCCTTCTCTTAATCTCTTAAAAGCATATTCAACCGTTTTGTTTTTAATACCAGCACGGTTAACTTTGTACTTTCGCATTTCATCTTCCACTTCCTTCAATTTGGTTGTGAGATCGTTCACAGTACCCTGAAGTGAGGTAATGACGAGCTTCTGTTTCTTGACTTTCATGTCATCCGGCTTGTTCCGGAGTCTATCCTTCAATTCCGCGATGATTACTTTTTGCTTCTTGATTTTTAGGTTCTTCTTCTTCACCACCTTGTCAATCTCGGGTCCAAGGTCTACGACAAACTTGGACGTCTTGCGGGGTCGTGAACAAGATTTTACCATTTTGCAATACTTTTATATGTTTAACAAATTACTTAGGTGTTTAGTTTCCGAAGGCGACACCACCCATGCCCTGCTTTATGCGTAAAATGTTGTAGTTTACGGCATATACACGGTGCAGACTGTTACCACCGGAAGGACCAGTGATGGCGAGCTTGGCATTGTCGATGCGACTGAAGTTTAGGGTACCAGTGGGGTTCGACCTGCTTAAGCTGATGCAGAAAGGCCAAGTGAAGGTGGGAAGATCCTCGAGAATGTCATCGGGGAGGTCGCTACTGTGCATCTCAGGTACGACAGTGTGGTGATAGACGGGAGAGGTCTCCTCGAAAAGAGGGGTACCGTTGATGTAAAGCGACGACTTGGAGAAGGTGAACTCAGAGTCCCAATCGTTACCAGTCGCCTTACCAGAGACAAGGTGGATGGACTTGACGGGGTGGTTGAAATAGGTGAGATCAATCTCGGTGTCCGTACTGGTCGCGAGCTGGTACTGGGTTTGTGTGAAGAGAAGATTATGCTCGTTATCAGTGAAGAACTTGCGCTCCTCGGTGTCGAGGTAGATGTAGTTACCCCAGATCTTGGGAGTGCCGGTGGGTGTGTAACCATCCCTGCACTTAATACGCAATTCTACATCGTGGTACTGTAGGGCCACTAAAGGGAGGCACCTCGTGTAATCCTCGGCGAAGAAGAAAGGAATGACGTAGTGGTCACCACCGTGGTTCGCCTTCTTGTTGTTAGTAGTGACGGCATACGACGCCTTGGCCGCACTGTCACGTAAAAGGGGGTTGTGCACACCTTGGATGAAAAGAGAATCAAGCTGGGCAACCTTTTGGCCACCGATGTAAAGGCTGAACTCGGTGGGGTTGGAAGCATTTTGGGAGAAGAGACCATTGGAGTTGGTTCCGACATTGGCGATGTTGGTATCCTCGATCCAAATGTAGCTCATGAGGTCACCCTTAGAGCGAATAGGAACGGTGATTTCGTTGTTCGCGCCGAAGGTACCGATGTAGTCCATCCTCTCAGGCTTCATCGCGAAGTTAGTATGGCGCTTATAGTTCTGACGGAAAAAGCTCACCTCTGGATCACCAGTGATGAATACATCCTGGGCTCCGACAGACACGAGCTCAATTAAAGCAGCTGACATTTATTAATAAATGATATTAAAATTTTGGGTCGAGATATACACATGGTAGTTTTTCAAGCACTCACATGGGAGGCCCGGGATGTCGAAGGTGAACATCTAATTAGTATCTTCGGTAAAACTGAAGAAGGAAAGTCGATTTGTGTGACGACTACATTCGACCCATATTTCTTTGTAAAGCTTCCAAAAGGAACTAAACCTACAGATGTTACTCGTCTGTACAATGATATTAATGCCCTAAGGAAAGACCACGTTACGAGTTACAGTCTGACTAAACAAAAGGATGTTTGGGGATTTCAAAATAATGAAGAATTTTATTTTATGCATTTGAACTTTAAAACTTTGGAAGCCCGGCGTAAAGTAAATTCGATTTTCATGTACAATAATGATTTCAAAAAGTATCACGTATACGAATCAAACATCGATCCCGTCCTGAGACTAATGCATCGTACGGGTATTCAATCTACTGGGTGGCTGGACACAGGTCCTAATTGTGTTCGCTCTCATCTTGCTAAGACTGATATTGACCTATGGTGTAACGATTGGTGTACACTTACACCTGTAGAGCGCGATGATATCGCACCATTTGTCGTAGCGTCTTTCGATATTGAGTGTAACAGCTCTACTGGAAAATTTCCTGATGCCGATGTTCCTGAAGACGCTTGTTTTCAGATTGCTATTTCACTCTGTAAGTTTGGGAGTGAAGAACCATACGATAAAACCTGTTTGTGCTACAAGAAGACGGATCCTAACCTAGAAGGTTCAAATATCATTAGCTTTGACACAGAAAGGGAAATGCTTCTCGCTTTCAAAGACTATATGAACAAACAAGATATTGATATTATGACAGGATGGAACATCTTTGGTTTCGATCTTGAGTATATTTACAAACGAGCTGCCATGGTTGGGTGTGGTCTCGACTTTTATGATTTGAGTAAACTCAAGGATAGGGAGTGTCATCTTGTCAGTAAAAAGTTGAGTTCGAGCGCTTTGGGTGATAATTTCCTGAAGCTTCTACCCATGCCTGGTCGGTTTATTTTCGATATGTTCCATGAAGTTAAAAAGGGTTACAAACTGGATTCATACAAGCTCAACGAAGTTTCTAAGCTGTATCTCGGTGACCAAAAAATTGATATGGCTCCCAAGGAAATGTTCGCACGGTACCTCGAAGGCGACCCTGTGAAGCTACGAGAAGTTGCCGAGTACTGTGTGAAGGATACTCTATTGCCACACCGTCTTATCAAAAAGTTGTGTACACTTTTGAACTTGCTCGAGATGGCTAAAGCTACGTGGGTTCCTATCGCCTTCCTCGTAGAGCGTGGACAGCAAATCAAAGTATTCTCTCAGCTGTCGAAAAAGGCCCGTGAACTCGGGTATATGGTCCCGACGATTAAGTACGGAGCTATTCCCGAAGAGCCCTATGAGGGTGCCACGGTTCTCGAGGCTCAGAAGGGTGCTTACTACACACCAATCACAGCTCTAGATTTTGAAGCCCTGTATCCTAGTATCATGATGGCGCATAATCTTTGTTACTCCACGTACGTGATGAATGAGAAAGACTATGGAAACGTCCCCGGTGTTGAATACGAAACCTTCAAAGTTGGTGAGAAGACGTATAAGTTTGCCCAAGGTGTACCGAGTCTTCTTCCAGCTATCCTTCTTGAGCTTAAACAGTTTCGTAAGAAGGCGAAGAAGGATATGGCCGCAGCCACGGGTTCGATGAAAGAAGTATACAACGGTAAGCAGTTGGCCTACAAAATCAGTATGAACTCTGTGTATGGTTTCACGGGTGCAGGTAAGGGTATTCTTCCGTGTGTACCTATCGCTTCTACAACGACGTGTAGGGGTCGCGGTATGATTGAAGAGACAAAGAACTATGTCGAGGCTAACTTTCCAGGTGCCAAGGTGAGGTACGGCGATACCGATTCAGTCATGGTTGAATTTGATGTGGGTGACCGCAAAGGGGAGGAGGCTATTGAGTATAGCTGGGAACTTGGCGAACGCGCCGCCGATGAGTGTAGCGCACTTTTCAAAAAACCTAACAACCTTGAGTTAGAGAAGGTCTATTGGCCTTATTTCCTCTATTCGAAAAAGCGTTACGCTGCTAAACTGTGGACAAAAGGAAAAGATGACCAAATGCACATGGACTACATAGACGTGAAGGGGCTCCAGCTCGTACGCCGTGATAATACGCCTCACGTGAGGGAAGTCTGTAAGGAACTACTTGATGTAGTACTAGACGCTCCAGATACGGGTCCACCCAAGGAACTGGCACGGGAACGTGCGTCTCAGCTCCTCGCTGGTGAAGTACCGAGTGAGAAGCTCATCTTGAGTCAATCTCTCGCCGATACATACAAGGTCGGTGGGAAATCCGTATCGATTTTGAGCCCCGAAAGTGCACAGATTAATCAAGCTCATGTACAAGTGGTCAATAAAATGAAACGAAGAAAGCCTGGTTCGGAGCCTCAATCGGGTGACCGCGTACCTTATTTACTCACCAAGACAGATAATCCCAAAGCCAAAGCTTTTGAAAAATCCGAAGACCCCAAATACGTAGAAGAAAACAATGTACCTATTGATTATCACTATTACTTCGAAAACAAGTTTCTAAACCCTGTATGCGACCTTCTTGACCCACTGTACGAAAATACTAAACAGGAAATCTTTGGTGACATCATAGCTGAACATAAACCCCAAAAGAAAAAATTGGGACCAGCCTTGAGTACCATGAAGCGAGAACAACTCATCGAGGAGTGTCAAAAGAATAAATTGGACGATACGGGTAAGGTTGCAGAACTTAGAGAACGTATTAAAGCATTTCGACAAAGACAAAATTCGGTTGACGACTTATTTAAAAATTACGAACAAAGTATAAGTACGAATGAGCAATAGACGTATCATTAGAAATGTCACAGATAAGGTGAAACAATTGATTACGGAACAGCTTCCAGACCTTATAGAAGATGTAATCGATGAAGTTGTTCATGAAAGGGTGGATGAAGAGTTGTCTCAAAATAATCATGAAAGAATGAATGACATTTTAGATAGAATACACAGAAAACATGGTGTAGCTCTTGACCTATTGTTACGAGATGCCGAAGAAGTGTGTAATTCTAACATTTGTATGGGAATAGTGACTAATTCGGCAACGGGTGAAACACGTAGGTGTAGTTTCAAGGCTAAACATAATGGGTACTGTAAATTTCACAGAGAAAGAGGTAGACAAATTCAAGAACGTATGTTAACTAGTGAAGACCATTATGATGAGGCAGTGAACGAGATTCAAGATGCCCAATCACGGCTTAGAGAAATGGGTCTATTTTAGAATAATGAACAAATCGACTATTCTACTAACATCAATTAACAGCTTTTATGAAGATGAAAAGAATCGAACTAAACTAATGAATATTTTAGATAAAACAAGTGGTATTTCACTCAGGAACCTCGAGTGGTTTATCACGAATTATGCGAAAAAGAATAATACATCCTATACTACCACCGACGGTAAACTCTTTACCGTACATTGTGCGTACAAATCTAGCCTTGACGGCTATTCAAAAAAACTTTTCGATCCCTTCTGTCGGTCAGCTAAGTTTCCCTATACTATCCCGGGTACATCTCATGAAATTCATACGACGCTGGCACAGCTAAATTTCATCAAATGGTGTATTAAGAATAATATTATTGAGTACATAGCAAACAATAAGAACTCACTGTTTAGTAAGCAAGTGACATAAAACCCTTGTCAAAAATATACGTCTGATACCCCGTGTAGTACATGTGAAGCGAATACGTCTTTGTCGCCGTGTCAACAAGTGAAGTTGCAGACGTGTCTAATTTTACTTCAATCGAAGTCTTGTCGGATTGTATTTGACTAAAATCCAAGTTCCCCGATGGTTCCACATTAATCGGATTCATCGAGAAACTGTATGTGTATATGTTGCGTATAGGCCTAGAAAGCCTGTTCCTGAACGGAATCAGGTACTTGTAATAATTGTGATTTGTGTTGGATACGTTTGGTAATCGCTCACCGTTTATATAAAAACTCGCCTCACTCATGATCGGGTAGAAGAATGTCTGAACTTCATCGAAATTGACGTTGGACGAAAAGTTGAAACGGTTTTGGTAATACTTCTCTTCTTGTACCAGCTTACCACCCGAAGAGTCTGACGCATCCTCAAATTCAGTATTGCGTAAGAACCAGTGAATACACTTCACCGGAATGTCTGGAACGAGATTGTTTCTGATGATGTCTTTATTTAAATCGCTAACTATGGTTGGATGTTTACGTACAATGTCTGTCACAAACGTTTGACGCTCTGTCGCAAAAAACTTGCGCTCCTCAGGGCTCACCGTGATCTCTTCGGTAACGAGTCTGAATTCAGGGAGTTGTATAGCCGAACCTGTATCAGTGAAGAATGATTGTTTGTGGAACTCTAATTCAAACTCAATCTTTTGACGGTGTACCGCACATATAGGAAAGTATGGACGGTTGGGTTTATTCGAAGAGTATTCGTCACTCGCATACTTCCTCGAAAAGAAGAAGTGGAGGGGTATCACGAGATCGGATGAATACTGTGCGTAATCGTCGAAATCGTCTAAGGTGGAATCGTCATAGCCAATACTTCTATTCACAAGAAACCTATTCGCCACCTTTTCAGACATTTCCAAATAAATCTCATCGTATATGATTCCCCAGTCATCATGAATTTTCTCCACCTCGAGTTCATCGACAAACATAGTGACACTCTTGAGAATGTGCCTACCCAATTGATCCGCAAAGTTTTTACCGGCACCGAAATCGGTCAAACCGGGCATGGTGATACTCAACCACATGTTACTCAAAAGATCCCCCATGTTTTGAGGATTAAACTGAACCTTTATTGTTTGCCCAAATGGCCATCCGGTCACCTGACCCGGGTTAATGATATTACGACTTCTGTGATACTTCCTAAATTCAGAATGTCGTGTCATGTCCCGGTCCTTAAAGAACGAGTCTTCTGGGTCTTTGGAAAGTAAGTGTAGATCTTGCTTTCCAATAGCTTTGAGAGAAATCTTAGCGGCTTCACCCATACTTATCTATTATCTA